GTTACCCGTGCTCACGCCGAGCGAATCATTAGAGCGATTGAGGGGGAGGAATGAATGACTGAACAAACAGATCCTTTTTCAGCCTTAAAAGAAGCTGCGATATCAGTTCACGAATGGTTTCTTTCGTTAACTGATGCAGGATTTACAGAAGATCAAGCATTAAGTTTAATTGCACAAACTATAGGCTCAAGTTGGAAGTACAATGGAAACGACTAACAAATACCAATTTCAAGACACAGACGTAAAGAAGCTAATACAAAAAGATAACGTACTAATATGTAACGACATGGGAACAGGAAAAACGTACGAAGGTGTCAAGTTAGACTTAGCACGAAGACAAGAACATCCTACTAAAACAATTAAACGTACACTTGTAGTTTGCCCTAAATCAGTTATGCCTAAATGGCAAAAAGTGTTTATTGAACTAAGCGAAGGTGAATTTAAACCTATACTATTAACAGCACAGAATAGAACTAAAGTTTGGGAAGAAACAGTTGATAAAACATCTGTATTTATAATCAACTGGGAATTGCTTAGACTTATGCCTGAGCTTACAAAAATACATTGGTTTCACATTATTACGGATGAATGCCACAGGGCGCAGAATAGAAAAGCACAACAGACACGTGCATTAAAGCAACTGAGAAGTAATTTTAAAACAGCAATGTCAGGAACACCAGTAACTAATGCACCGTATCAATTCTGGTCAATACTAAATTGGCTATATCCAAAAGATTATAGTTCATACTGGCGCTTCTACGGAAATCACGTCGACTTTGAAATAGTTTATCCACAGGGCTATCACAAGATTAAGGGTCCTAAGAATGTAGAAGTATTACACGAGCAGATGGAGCCTTATTACGTTAGGCACAGAAAAGAAGAAGTTTTACCTGATCTACCTGAAAAGTACTACAGCGAGGTGTGGGTTGACTTACTTCCACAGCAGCGCAAGGCTTATGAACAAATGCGTAAAGAGATGATTGCTTGGGTAGGTCAGCATGAGGATGAGCCCATTACAGCGCCTGTGGTAGTTGCGCAGATGATTAGATTACAACAGTTTGCAGTGGCAAGCGCATCATTAGAAGACGGAGCAGTAAAGCTTATTGACCCATCTTCGAAGATAGATGCTTTGATGGATATACTGCAAGATAATCCTGACGAGCAAATAGTAGTGTTCAGTCAGTTTAAGCAACTTATAAATTTAGTAGCTAAGCGTTTGGAAAAACACAGTATCTCGTATGTTTTGTATACAGGTGATGTGAAGCAATCAGAACGTTGGAAGGCTGAGGAAGATTTTCAAAATAAAAAGGCAAGAGTGTTCTTGGGTACTATAGCTGCTGGTGGCGAAAGTATAACTTTGACTGCTGCATCGAATGTAGTTTTTCTTGATAGATCTTGGAGTCCTACTAAGAATATTCAAGCTGAAGATAGATGCCACCGCGATTCGCAATTGAACGCTGTACAGATTATAGATATAATGGCACGTGATACAGTAGACTTAGGCAGGCAACAAAAATTAGAAATGAAGTGGAGTTGGATAAAGCAATTGTTAGGGGATAAATAAAAATAAAGTAGTGGGCCTAGAGGCAAGGATAATATTGATAACGATGACAACAATAATTAGGACATCAGATAGAAACTATTTCAAACGCTGCCGCCAGCTATGGGATTTTACTTCGAAAATAAGGCAGAATTATGAGCCTGAAATAGTAGCTAAGCCATTAAATTTTGGCACAGCAATACATGCTGCACTTGAAGCATTTTATGATCCACAGGCCTTTAAAAATATGGGTTATGAAAGTCGTGTTGGTATAGGTTTAGGCAGCTTTTTGAAAACAATTAAAGAGCAGAAGGCTACTCATTTACGTATCAGAGGCGCAGAGGATCTAGCTTTTGAAATAGAAGATGATTATGAACAGCAAAGTGCTTTGGGTATAGGTATGCTTCAGAATTATTTTTCTTGGGCTAGAACGAATGATAACTTTATTCCTGTTTATGTTGAAATCGAATTTGAAGTTCCTATTGAAGGCTTAGATGCAACTTACCAGGGGCGTATCGATTTAATAGTTCAAGATGAATTTGGCTATTATTGGATTGTAGACCATAAAACTACATCGCAGTTTGGCGACGTCGAATACTTAGCTTTAGATGAACAGTGCGGTTCTTATGTATGGGCCATTAAAAAAGCTATAGGTATTGATATTAAAGGCATTATTTATAACGAAATTCGTAAGGCTGTGCCTGAAGGACCAAAAGTTTTAAAAAAAGGTACATTAAGTGTTGATAAAGGCGCCAACACTACTTATGAACTATTCTTACAAGCTTGCAAAAATTTAGATCAGCCTACAGAGATGTATGCTGATTACTTGGACTATCTAAAAAATAATGGTAAGCAATTTATACGACGTACAAAAGTGCTTAAGAACTCTAACGAATTAGAAGTTCAAGAAAGGCGTATATACTTGGAAGCAGTTGATATGATTAATAACCCTAGCATTTATCCTAACGCGAGTAGGTTTAACTGTATGGGTTGTTCATTTATGCAGCCTTGTATTGCGAAACAAGAAAATAATATTGAAGGAATGCAATTTATGTTAGACAACTTGTTTAGAAAGAGAGCATGATGCCCGAGACAGCTTTAGAAGAATTGATAGCAAAGAAGGAAACACCTCCACCGAAAATTACAAAAAGCAATTTAGGTGGATTACCTATTACAAAAGCCTCACAAGGAATGAAGCACATAAACATGCTCGTTTATGGTGATTCAGGTGTAGGTAAAACAGTACTAGCAGCATCGGCAGCAGCTGTAAAAGAAATGAGTCCTGTCTTACTTTTAGACGTAGAAGGAGGTACTTTTTCTATACGTGAGAAGTACGCAGATGTGGATGTTGTAAGAGTTCAAACTTGGAAAGATATGCAAGCCGTTTACGATGCACTTTTCAATAATTTGACTTACAAGACTATTATTTTGGACTCATTAACTGAAATACAAAAATTCAGTATGTATAACATTATGGATGATCTTGTAGGGCGTGAGCCCGATAGAGATCCTGATGTGCCGGGTATGCGAGAGTGGGGAAAGAACACTGAGCAAATACGTAAAATTGTAAGAGCATTTCGTGATCTAGAATGTAATGCTATTTTTACAGCTCTGGCAACAAGTGATAAGGATGCAAAAACGGGTATTTTAAAAACTAAGCCGTCCTTATCAGGTAAACTTAAAGATGAAGTAGCAGGATTTGTCGATGAAGTGGTTTTTATGTATAAGAAAATCATGGGTGACGACATTAAGCGTCTCTTGTTGACCTCGGGCACAGATCAACAAGTGGCGAAAGATAGAAGCGATAAGTTGCCCGTAATCATCGAGGATCCAACGATGATGAAGTTATACGATTACATGTTCAATACAAAGGAAAACTAAAATGGGATTTAGAGTTAATTTTTCGGATGTCGAGAGTAAGTCATTTGATCCAGTACCTGCCGGTACTTATCATGTAAAGATTACTGACGGCGAACTAAAAGAAACCTCAGGCGGAGGTAAGTTGCCTGGAGGTACACCAATGATAAACTGGGAGTTTACTATTCAGAACGGTCCTTACGAAGGACGACGTCTTTGGACAAACACCGTTATTCATGAGCGTACTCTTTTTAATCTTAAGGCTTTGCTCGAAGCTTCGGGACGATTTAATGAAGCGCAGCTTTCTGGCGGCGATATAGATTTTGAAATCGATGACCTTATTGGAGCAGATCTCAAAATTGTAGTAGCTCAAAGAGAATACAATGGCGATACAGTTAATGACGTAAAACGGTTTAAGAAAATATCAGCAGAAGAAGTAGAAACGAACACAAGCTTATTGCCGTAAACGTTTATTAATTATTGTTATTTTGCTAAATGCCCCGTATACAGTTTTCGGGGCATTTAGCGAGTTCTTGAAAGGCCAGAGTTGCTTGTAGCGTCTTCAGAAATTACAGAAAAAAGACAGGTATTCTTTAAAATATTGTTTAGAGAATCAAAAGGCTTCATCTGCATAGCTTCTAGAGAAAATAAACCCAAAGCACATTTTGAAGAAAAGTTCTTCAGGTACACTGAAGATTTAGAAACAATGTTAGAATACATAAACATACAGTCTGCAAAAGGCGATGTTTGGTTTTCTCCAATGTTATATGATTCTCCACGGAGAGCTAAAGATACTGTTTTACCCTGTTTAGCTGCATGGGCTGATCTAGATCAATGTCATCCAGATAAACTAATGATTCAGCCATCTATAACTCTCGAGTCGTCGCCTGGAAGGTATCAGGCATTATGGCGCTTTACTGAAGAAACTAATCCATATGATGCAGAAGATATTTCAAAAAGAATTGCTTACTATCACGCGGATGAAGGGGTAGATAAATCAGGATGGGATTTAACTCAATTACTTAGAGTACCTTTAACGGCCAACTATAAATACATAGACGTCTTAGCAGAAGCGCCCATAGTAAATATTTTTGCTATAAGTAAGAATGTATATGAGTTAGAAGACTTTAAAGAGTATCCTATACCAAAAGGATTTGAATATGAAGCAATACCTTTTCCTACAGAGTTTCCTGAGGGAGGGGACGCTTCAAAGATATTAGACAAATATAGACTTAGTTTACCTCCGGAAGTTACCACGCTTGTAACCTCTAAGCCATTAGATGACTGGAGTAAAGCATTATGGCGATTGGAAATGCTTTTAGCTGAAGGAGGTCTTACTAGAGAGGAGATATTCGTTATTGCGGCCAATGCGGCTTGCAATAAATATAAACGTGATGACCGCTCTGAAAAGCTCCTGTGGAGGGAAGTATGCAAAGCCTATAGTCGTAATGTTTATCAAACAGCCGAGTTATATGGTACAGTAGACGTAGAACAATTTCCACCTATTTTAAATGATAGGCAAAGAGCAGCAATTAAAGATTACAGAACTTTTGTAGACGATTATTACGATTGGGCTTGTTCTTTAGGAGATGCAGCTAAGCAATATCATGTAGCAGGTGGATTTATTTTGCTTAGCTCTCTGTTATCGGGAAGCATAGCTTTACCTACTAGCTTTGGCACAGTATATCCTAACTTATGGTTTATGATACTGGCGGACACTACATTAACAAGAAAATCCACAGCTATGGATATAGCCGTAGATTTGCTTAATGACGTAGATCCGGAAGCGCTATTAGCTACTGACGGTTCTATAGAAGGATTGCTTACTTCTTTATCAGTAAGACCTGGTAGACCATCTTTATTTTTGCGAGATGAATTTTCAGGCTTATTAGAACAAATGTCTAAAAAAGATTATTATGCAGGTATGGCAGAAACACTTACTAAGTTGTACGATGGTAAGTATCAAAAAAGAATTTTACGTAAAGAGACATTAGAAGTACGCGATCCGGTAATGCTTATACTAGCGGGAGGTATAAAAGGACGCATTCAAGAATTGCTAACATATGACCATGTTAGCTCAGGCTTTTTGCCTAGATTTATTTTTATAACGGCTGAGTCTGATACAACTAACATGAAGCCTTTAGGACCACCCACAGACGTTACTTTAGGTAAAAGGGAACAATTAGTTGAGAGCTTGTTAAGATTGCATTCATTTTATGCTGGACAAAAAATAACTATTGACATAAACGGTAAAGCCAATTTACTAGAACGCAAAAAATTTTTAGCCCAATTAACTCCAGAAGCTTGGAAGACTTATAATGAATTTGAACAACAACTTTTAACTAATGCCTTGAAGTCTTATCAGAAGGAAATACTAACCCCGTCTGTGGATAGATTGTCCAAAAGTGCTTTGAAGGTAGCAGTATTACTTTCAGCTACTAGGAAAATGACTGAAGAAATAATTGTAGAGGAAATAGATATTTTAAAAGCTTTTGCCTACGCAGAAGAATGGGGTACTTATTTAATAGAGGTATTGCATAATATTGGTAAAGGAGCAATGGAAAGGAAAATTAATAATATTTTGTCTACTATACGTAGATCGCCGTATACAACACGCTCTGCTATAATGCGTGCTTACCATTTAACGCGTTACGATGCAGATCAAATCTTTGATACTTTAGAACAGAGAGGCTTGATAATAAGAGTACGTTCAGGTAAGACTGAACGAATAACCGCTACAAGATAGGAATAGAATGTCTAAAGAAAAAGCTGTAGTGATTGTTAGTGGTGGCATGGATAGCATAACGCTAGCAAATATACTGCACTCTACATTTGAATTGCATTTGGTATCTTTTGATTATGGCCAGCGCCATGTAAAAGAATTAATGTACGCACAGTATTGGGCAGATTATTTAAAGGCTTCTTGGCATACAATACCTTTGCCTAAAGAGTATATGCGCTTACTTAGACAAAGTGATAGTGTACTGATAAATCCTAACGTTGATGTGCCTGAAGGACATTACGCGCAAGAAAATATGAAAAAGACAGTTGTACCAAATAGGAACGCGACTATGCTTACTTTGGCTTCTAGTATAGCTATAGCTGAAGGTGCTACAAAAGTGTTCACTGCTGTACATGCTGGAGATCATTTTATTTACCCAGATTGCAGACCTGAGTTTATAAAGGCTATGAGTACTGCAATACGTTTGGCTAACTTAGGATTTGCGGATGAAAAGTTTTCAATTGAAGCTCCATTTGTATTCATGAGTAAAGCCGATATAGCTAGACAAGGCGCTTTATTAGATCCTCCGGTAGATCATAGATTTACTTGGTCATGCTACAAAGGAGGCGAGATTCATTGTGGTAGATGTGGTACTTGTGTTGAAAGACGCGAAGCATTTCATTTAGCTAATTTGTCAGATCCTACAGAATATGAAGATAAAGACTTTTGGAAGGCTGTTACAGATGTTTAAAGAGAATGAAGGTAGTGGACAACCTTGGTGTTCTATACACCAAATGCACCCGGCAAGCTGTTTTATAATACATAACCCTAAATTATGTACGCACAAAGAAGGAGGAGATATTTGTGAACAATGTGCAAGTGATTACATTAAGGCACAACATGGAAGTAGCTCATAGACTTTCACTTCTAGAAGGTAAATGTGAAAACATTCATGGCCATTCTATGTGGGTGGATTTGAGTATAAAAGGAAATGTAAATCCTGCCACAGGTATTCTAATGGATTTTGGGAGTGTAAAAAAAGCATTCCGAAATTTTTTAGATACTAATTTTGATCATCATTTATTATTGAATGATTCAGATATTTTAGTAAATCAAAAACTACCAGGAGTAATGCTATTCCCGGGAGACCCTACCACGGAAAATCTGGCTCTATGGATAAGTCAATGGGTTCGATTAGAATATGGATATGCTTATAAATATAAAGTAGTAGTACACGAAACAGCAGTTAATGCTGCTGAATGGAGCTCAGATGGTTTTTAGAGTAAATGAAATGTATAAATCAGTCCAAGGAGAGGGGCCTAGAACAGGTGAACCTACATTGTTTGTACGCTTTGCTGGATGTAATTTTCGGTGTCCCGGTTGGCCTTGTGATACGCCTTATGCTGTAGATCCAAAGCTCTGGAAAAATGACCACACTAAGTATTCTATAGATCAACTATTAGATAAAATTATTGAATTTAGTCCAATAGGCAATGTATGTTTTACTGGAGGAGAACCTTTTCTGCAAAAAGATTTAGGCAAGCTCATTAATGCAACTTGGGCTATAGGTAAAGATGTGGAAGTATTTACAAATGGTTCATTTCCAATGAATAGAAGATTCTTGGAAAACGTTAGAATTATGATGGACTGGAAACTGACAGGTTCAGGTGAAGGTGGATCAGAAATGGAACAACGTTTAGCGAATGTACAGGATCTTAATTATAATGATGGAATAAAATTTGTAATCGCAACAGACGATGATTTAGGTGAGGCTCACACAGTATTTCAAAATATATGTAGCATTACTGGAGCACATTTTTGGGTTGGGGCAGCATGGGGTAAATATGATAATCAAAAAATAATAGATTACATATTTAAACATAATTTGCCTTGGAGATTGAATTATCAAGTACACAAAGTAATTTGGACACCTACACAGAGAGGAATATAATGTTTGTTGAAAATGAGTTAAATATAGATTCAGAAGAGTTAGCTACTGAATTATTTACTTCGCTATGGCCTGATCTGGATATTACTGACGAGCATGTTAGAAATACTCCAAAACGCTTTACCAAAATGCTGCGAGATCTAACTACTAAGCCTGAATTTGAATTCACTATGTTCAAAAATGAAGGTATTGATGAAATGGTTTTAGTAAAGAACATAGAGTTCCACAGTCTGTGCTCGCATCATCTATTACCTTTCATTGGTAAAGCTCATGTAGCTTATATACCTAATGATAAGATTGCTGGTCTTAGTAAACTGGCAAGAGCAGTAGCATATCTACAAGCAGGACTGTGGACGCAAGAGCATTTAACTTGGGCTATAGCTAACTTTTTGGAAGAGCATCTAGAGCCTTTAGGAGTAGCTGTAGTAATGGAGGCTGAGCATCTTTGTATGACTTTGCGAGGTATAGAAGCTAAAGGAGCTTTGACTACTACATCTAAGATGACAGGCGTTTTTGCAGATCATGCACGTTTGGCTCGTACAGAGTTTTTATCTTTAATTAATAAATAATGCCATAGATTGGATATATAATGGATATAAAGAAAATACAAGATGAAATATTGTCTGATAGCCTAAGATGGTTTGGCGCAGACGTTGCAGGAAGTTTAACAGACGTAGCATTAGGCTTATGTGGTGAAGCAGGTGAATTTGCAGATATTGTAAAGAAAATGATGCGGGGAGATTCCACAGAAAAGTCTGGCAAAGATTTAGCTTTGGAATTAATAGATGTTTTTATTTATGTATTAAAAGGCGCAGCCTTACTTAAGATAGATTTGGAGAGTGTTTATGACTATAAAAGACAGTTTAACGAAGCACGTTTCGGAGGAAGATCTGCGGATGAAGATCAGGGAGTTATCCGATCAATTCGACCAGATGGCGTCACAGAGGAGATCTAATGGAGTTGCCGAATATGGCGAATTTGGCTTCCTAAAAAATGATATGGCTACAATGATAGCTGAAGAGTTAATTGACATATCTAATTATGCACGATTTACTTTTATAAAAGTTCAGTTAATGATGGAGAGATATGAAACTGGCATTAATTCCGCCGATAGATCTGCTTGAAGAAGTACCTAATACAGGAATACATTTAGTATTGCCTCATATGTTAAAAAATCCTAAATATAGGGATTTTTATAAAAGTATTGCTGGTTATAAAATATTAGATAATGGTGCGGCAGAAGGAGTTATTGAAGCAGATTTACAAAAATTAATTGATTTAGCACTGGAGTATAATTTTGACGAAGTAGTGATTCCTGACGTGATGGGAGACATGCCTGCGAGTCGTAAATTGATTGAACGCTATTCTAATATAGATACATATGGTCTTAGATTAATGGCTGTAGCACATGCAGACAATTTTTTCAGTCTTTTAGCTTACACACAATGGTTGGTAGACATACCTGTAGTAAATGTTATAGGGTTGCCAAGGCTACTTGGTAATAAACTATTTCCTACAGTTAGATTGTTAGCTGCTTCAGCAATTAATGGCGCTAAGCCAGTACATTGTTTAGGAGCTAACAATTGGATAGCTGAAGTTGAATGGTTGGCTTCTTCTGGCAAAGTAAGGAGTATGGATACTTCTTTACCATTTGCTTTAGGAATGCGCAATATTTCGGTTGATACTGGTCCTTATGTAGGTAGAATTGAAAATTATTTTGAAGCCTCCATATCCAAAGAACTTAAGGAAGTGATATTAGACAATGTTAAAAGCTATCTCAGATGGTGTGAAGCACCCTTTAGCAGATTGCTCAAATTGTACTCTTAATAATAGCGAAGCTAAATTTTGTCCTTCTTTAGGACCAGAAATAGCTGAAATTGTTATAGTTGGAGAAGCACCAGGACATCAAGAAGCAAGACAAAGAATACCTTTTGTAGGAGCTGCAGGCAAACTATTAAATACTTTATTACAAGGCAATGGTATTAATCAGGATGAAGTGTTTGTAACTAATGTTTGTTTATGTCATCCTCCAGATAATAGGCAACCTACTAAATTAGAGATAGCTTGTTGCGCCGAGAGACTAAAGACAGAAATTGAAAGCAGAAAGCCTAGAGC